ATGACAGATGAAGAGCTAAAGCAGGAAATTGAGAAAGTTAAAAAAATGATTTCAGATTATGAAAGTTTGAAAACGGTGATTGCTCCAACTTCTGAAGAGTATGAACGACAGATGAACATTTTGCTCGATAGGCTGGGCAATCTATTGAAGATGAAAGATTAACAAAAAGCCCCTCTTGGGAGGGGTTTTGAAACTATACGATATGGATAATTTACAGGAAAAATTAGCAGAACTGAAAACCTATATAGGGAAAACGGACGAAGAAAGCAAGGCCAGATTTGATTCCTTGTCTGCGGAAATAAAGGCAATGAAGTTGACGGATGAAGAGAAAACCATCTTCAGAAACTTTATGATGCAGGGACTGGAGGATATCAGTAACAGTATGGATGTCATAGAACGGGAATTAAGAATCAGGGAACAGCTAAAAGAGGCTGTTGAGATATTGCCTTTGGCTTATATTGCTAGAAACTACTTTGGAAAGAGTGCATCTTGGCTGTATCAGCGCATAAATGGATATAAGGTGCGAGGAAAGGTCTATACGCTGAATCATGAGGAAATAGGTATCTTCAACCGTGCACTGAAAGAAATAGGAGAAAAAATAGGCTCACTGTCCATTACTGGTTAATGGCTGTTTCTTATGACACCTGATCCCCATGGTTGAGCTGCCATGGGGATTTCTTTTTATTGGATAATGCCGAGAAAATTCATATCTTTGCAGTCACAAGTATGTAGAACATAATTCTTAGTGCTTGGTTTGACTTTGGTGAGGGGGTGGTTCCCCTCACTTTTTTTATATCGGAAATCTTTGTTTATTGTTTAGTATAATGTCTATAAATTGTATGACACCTTTGAGGTTATATTATGTAGAAGCAATGTCGCATCTATATAAACAATTTCATAATGAGTAGAATTATAAAGAATTGTCCATGTACGTTAGAAGTATGGAGTGGTCCAGATGAACCGATTTTAAAAGAATGGAATATGTATTTTAACTGTAAAAATGAAATAAAGGAGTATTTAAACAATAAACTTCAAGAGTTTAAAGGGGACATGGTAGAATGTTATGTTTATCAACTACATAAGGGCAAACTTAGTGAAGTATCGGTGTGTTTTGAAGTAAAGTAAAGAAAGTTTCCAGAAGGATATTGAAAAGGCAGCTTATTGGGCCGCCTTTTCAAGGTTCTCTCTGATTTGTTGGAGCATCCGGAAAGCTCCGGCCATCTTATAGTTACCCAGACATTGCTTAGCCTGCATGATACAACTTTCAACAGTAAGTTTCAAATCCGGGGTAAAAGCCGCTTTGTTAATCTGCATTTCTTTTGGAAGTTCATCAGCATGGTTATTGAACCATACGATCATTTCATTCAATTCCTCTTCGGAATAAGATTCTTTTTCAGCCATGATACATAAATTGATGTTAATAGTGTGCAAAGATAAAGGAACATATAATTCATGGGTTATCTTTTAACAGAAATATTATCAAAATAAAACCGTCCCTACTTATCACAAGCTGGAACGGTTCAGATTAGTTTCGTTTTTGACAATCTACTTTATTTTTCAAGAACAAAACAATGACGAATTTGTTCAAAGGGATTTGCCTATTTCTAAAAATATTTGTTGTCACATTATTACGTATTACAAAAAAGGAGGGCATCGTGCATCACGAGCCCCCCAGTCCAATTTATAAATTTAAAGTCTTATGATGAAGATTGTCTGTTGCGCCAATGCTTTACTATCAGTATAACGACAATCAAAACGGTTACACAAACACAGACAAAACCGATTTGTTTAGGCAGCGTGGATTCTTTTTTATCCTTTACCTCTTCAGTCTTGGTTTCCTCATGTTTGATGGAAGTGGCTTCCTTATCAGCTTTGACATTTGTAGTATCGGTTACCACCGTCTGTTTATCCTCCTTCTTGTTGAAATTACCTTCCACATGACCGTCAACAAGTAACGGAGGTTTCCCGGTCAGACTATCGGGCGGTTTTCGGGTATCATAGATACGGAAATCAATTACATAGCTGCCATTAGTGGTAATCAGTTCACTCAAAGAGGTGGTTGATCCATGTACGATGTTGACCGATTCGCTGGCACTGTCCTTCCTGATTACTTCCGTGTCGGACTTGACAGCCTTATGCGAGCTGCCACAGGCAAACAGCAGGAACAGACACATGAAGGGAGCCAGCAATATATTCCGGCTTACCCAGTTCATAACCTTATTATATAACCACATCATAAAATCTGCATGATGATTGAAGCGGACACAGCGACAGTAATTCCAATTCTCCATGCCCATTCAAGGCGAGATTTTTTAACCGCTTCACTCGTGATAATGAGTCTGCTACGCAAGTTGTCAGTATCTTTCACAAAAAATCCTGGTTCTTTTTCCATAGTGGTAGTTATTAGAGTTTCAAAACTTGTTTCCTGTTATCCCCATCAGCCCGAAAACTGACGTGCACCCAAGCGAAGTTAGACTCGTCAATCAACTGGTCATAGGGCAGGTTCTTGCGGATATATTCAAATAACAGCTTGTTTTGCTGACGGTCTCCTGTATCGATGTCGGCTGCTTCCCCCTTCATGTGTTGCGAGGTCTTACTTCCCCTAACGGCCGCATTAAGTTCCGGACAGCGATAACCACTGTTTACTGTTATAGGCTTTCCCCACCATGTGCGTAACGGGTCCAGTACGTTGTCCACCAAGGCAGTCAGAGCAGTCACATGCTCCTGTCTGCATCTGTTATTGATACCCAAGCGGTCAGCAGTTGTTGACTTGCAGAGTTCCGCAATCGTAAAAAACTTCATTTCTTTTCCTCCTTATCTTTAATTAATGTAGCCCTGCGTGGTGGAATACGACGGCCGCATTCGCTGTCGGGCCTGTCACAACGGTTATGTTCGGCATCTTTCAATTGCAGTTCCAGCTCGTGGCACTTATGAATCCATGCCAGCTTATCAGACTGTTCATTACGAAGCTCAACGTATAACGCATCAATCTTGGCGTCACGCTGGGCGATACGTTCTTCCAGCCAGTCAACCTGCTTGCGCTCGTTCTCATCCTCCATTGAATCGGCGGACGCATCCTCTTTCCGTGCGTTAGTCTTGCGGTTCACCCAGAACGTGACACCCCAACGGACAGCCTCCAATCCTCCGAAAGCCCCGATTATAGCCAACCAGTCGTTTAATTCCATTCTGTCTATTGTTTATCTGATTATAATACTACTTCAAAGATATGTCTATTTACTTACGTCATTGTTGCAGAATTACTTAAATCCATTGCCACGATATGACAATAAAAAAGAGCCTGATGACAATATTTATTGCCATCAAGCTCCTGGTTACACTGCAAAGATAGTGAAAACTATTCCATATTCAATTCATATTGAAAAAAATAATCAGGAGCAATATTTCGATTATCCGAAGAAATTAAAGAGTCACAATATTAATAGAAAACAAATAGGATTCATGAAATCTACCGGTTGTCTATAAAATCAGATGTTCTCAAGCCTTTATCGGGAAACATCTTTACTTTTTTCCTTTTCCTTTGAACATTTTTCAAGTCACGCACAATGGTGCTGGAAAGTACCTCCGAATAAATCTGTGTGGTCTTTACGGAAGTATGTCCGAGCAGTTTCTGCACAGTGGTAATAGCCACTCCCTGATGAATCAGCAGGGTGGCACAGGTATGACGGCTCACATGGTAGGTTATCCGCTTTTTGATACCACATAACTCGGCCAGCTTTCGAAGCTGCTTATTCACTTCCGAGTTACAAGGCAAAGCGGCAAAACTTCCGATATCCGGATAGCGGTCAAGAATTCCCAATGCCCTGCTTTCAAACAGCAGATGTAACGGCAGACGGATTTCCACCCCTGTCTTGACGGATTTGAAGTACAGCCACCGTTTGCCGTTTACCTTGATAAAGTTGGCCGGAGATAGCTGGCAGAAGTCAGAATAGCGCAATCCAGTATAACAACAGAACAGGAAGGCATCGAGCACATGGCGCATGGATTCCTCTTCCACCTCGACCGTTTCCAGCTTCTTCAGCTCGTCCGGGGTAAGAAACTCATGTCTGCCCTTCTCCTGTTTGATTTTGTACTTTCTGAACGGATAAGCATCTGCGTGCATATATCCCTGGTTGATTGCCTCATTGACCAAGGTACGGAGCTGTCTCATGTGCTTGGCTATCGTATTGACCGCATTGCCCTTTTCTCTCAAGTATTGCTCAAAATCACGAAGGAATGTATAGGTAAGATCCTTGAAGTCCAATCCGGAACGGAAATCATGCAGGACCGCCAGTGTCGAGTGCAGGTTGTCCTTGGTGGACTGCTTCTTGTCCGAATTGTCAATGGCTGATTTGGCGAAAGTGGAGAAGCTGATATTCACGGCACTTTTCTTCTTGACAGCATCCTTCAGTAGTGAGAGTGTGGCAGGTATTCCGCGCTT